AGCAAGAGCTGCTACGTCTGTCCCAGATATGTTTGGCATGGGAACAGGAGATGCCACAGGTCGTGTTGTTGGTCGCATTGATTACAACGCACCAACCACAACGGATACCCAACACTCAACATATCCTGTATCGATACCTCGCGTTGCTGGCACACCTCTCTACAGAGTTGCTACGGAAAGTGGCGCATTTGCAGACATCCCAAGAGATTTACTGTTACCAGATTATCTTGCAGCACGTCGTGCAGCAGGTAAGCCTGAAGTCAGTGATACAAGAGCGATCACAATGTCTGTGCCGTCACAAGATGTGACAGCTAAATACATAGATGACATAATGATGGAGCTAAGAGCGCAAGAAAATCGTGGCTATCCCTTTAATCGTTAGCCATAATCAGGATCTGGGAACTCATCTCTATTGATATCAAGAGATCCACATAAAAAGCGATCTAACGCTTCTATTTTGTCTTCTTGCTCTTTAGTTAAGTTGCCACTTTTGTCGGTATTCATGTGGATATCTTCTGCCAGTTTCCACACCTTGTTCCATACAATTTGGCGTATGTTGTGCTTTTCTTCCATTTTTCTTCCTTTATCTACAGTTTTTTATATAATGGCGACGAACCCACAAAACAAGCGGAGCGTCTAATGGCTGCGAAAAAGAAACCTAAGAGGGATGCTTGCTACCAAAAGGTGAAGGCACGGTATACTCGCAACGGTGGGACGTGGCCATCTGCGTATGGATCTGGGGCTTTGGTTAAATGCCGCAAAGTAGGTGCGGCAAACTGGGGTAAGAAAAGTGCCAAGAAAAAAAAGTAGCAGCAGCGACAGCCTGAGAACATGGTTTGGACGCAACAACGGCAAAGGCTGGGTCAACTGCAAGACAGGTGGACCCTGTGGTCGTTCTGATCGTAGCAAAGGTGGATACCCAGCGTGTCGTCCTACAATGGCACAGTGCAAAAGCAAGTCGGCCAAGTCAGCGGCCAAGCGCAAGACATCTAAGCAGCGCATAAACTGGAAAGGTAAGAAGTGATGGCAAAAGGTGTGAAGCATTACTTTCGAGATGGCACAGAGCATAAAGGTGCAACTCACAAAGACGCCAAAGGCAAAGTCATGTCTGGGGCAAGACACACGTCAAACAGCAAATACCTTTACCACATGAAAGATCTGTCAGAGACAGCGAAGAAGAAAGCTAGGAAAAAGTAATGGATGAACTTGGAGTTCTTTCTGGGATCAAAGATCAATATCCAATGTTTAGCGACATTGTCGTGCGTGACTTGCGTGATCAAGGTGTGTCTGACGGTAGACGCATGGAATACTATTCATCAGAAGACAGTCCAACTGGCGAAGAGATGATTGATATTTTTGATCCAGCTTTGCAAGGTGAAGATCTACAAAATGCAATTGTTGGTGAGTTTTTACACTCAGCGCCCACACGCAGCAAAGAATATGCAGAATTGCGTAACGTTTTGCAAAGCATCAAGACGCCACAACAAAACCAAGACGACATTGCTCGATACGAATATGCCAAGGAAAACTACGGTGAAAGCAGACCGTTTGAGAAATGGCTAGATGTTTCTGGATTAGACGCATTTATCCGTGGATATGCCGTTGGTCAGTGGGAACCAGAATACTACACAGATGAGCAAAAAATTGTTATAGATATGATGATGGACATCGTGAAGGAAAAGTAATGGCAACGTACAAAGGTAAGAATGTATCGCTCAACAAGCCACGACGCATTGCCAAGGGCGAGACATCCTACGGCAAGAAGAAGTCTGTGGTTTATGTGAAGGATGGCGACAAGGTCAAGCGCGTGACCTTTGGTGACCCTAATATGTCTATTAAGAAAAACCAGAAGGGGCGACGTTCTAACTTTAGATCACGCCACAATTGTGATAACCCCGGTCCTAAAACAAAAGCACGGTATTGGTCTTGTAAGGCGTGGTAACATGGCAGATCCAGCAAAAATATTTACGACTATCAAAAAGGCTTTTGGTTGGGGCAATCTGAATGCCTACAACCCATTAGACTTGCCAACCAATAAAGCTGTGAAAGATCTGGCAATGGAAATTGCCAGCTTGCCTACGCCAGAGTCAACATTTGAAGCAAACCCACTTGTCGCGCATCACAACCTGTCAAGAGAAGGCGTAAAGATCAGCAACGAAATCGGTGGTATTCCAATGCCATCTATTGCAATTTCAAATGCCAACTCTCCGCTACAGTCATTTGGCGACATTACCCTGATTGCCAATCCCAAAAAAATTGACCCAGCTATAGATCCAATGATGTATATCTATGGGGCAGATGCCTTCACAGGCCGACAGCCAAAAGGCACACGCGCCTTTGACATAAAGCTGTTTGAAGAAGAGATCAAAGCAGATCCACGTCTGTCTGAATACGCAGATGAACTGATTGATTTTGCAGAAAGCAATGCCTACGATCCTAAAGAAATTGATAAGAGAATTAAGCTTGTTCACGCTGGCTTCGATAATCACATATCGCCATATACTCTCAATAAAAGCAAAACGAAACCAACACTCACACACTATACGAACGCAGTTGAGAATCAATTTGGATATTGGAATACTGAGGCTTTAGATAAATACGACGGTATTGAAAAATATGCAGATGTAAAGCTGACCTTAGAACCAAAGGAAATGTATACAGACGATGGGGATCTTGTTCCAAGTGGTCCGTATACAGCGGAAACTGTGCTTCAGCGGATGCGTGAGGGCCAAGGAAGGGACACTATCCCATCTTACGTCCCATCAACTGAACTAGGATCAAAGGGTACTGGTGGTGCATTTAGAGCTTCATTCTTGGAGCCATATCCATCTCTGGAACATGTGAAGGCAAATCGCAGCATGATCTTTAGGGATGACATTCACAGCACAGATTACTTTGGGACTAACGGAGATAAAAACGCAAGTATACACGACGTATTCAATGCCTTTACAAATCTTCGATATAAGCTGGCAGACGACTTGCAAGAAAAATACAACAGCCGAAGACGCGCTGGAACGAACACGCCATTTTTGTCTGGTAAAACGGCAACTGATTTTATTGAAGATATAGCGCGTGGCATTGACCCAAGAGAAACAGCAGCGGTCATGAATGGCACCATTCCAATGGAAGATATTCCAGAAATTATGGAAGGTATTGAGGCGCTTCGCTCTGTCATTCAAAGAGCGCCAGCAGAATACTTTGAGATCAAGCCAAATAAAGTTGTGGAGTTAAGTGACTTCAGTGAAGCTGTGATTCCAAAGGATCTTGTTGATGATCAAGAGTTGATGGATATCTTTAAAGATAACGGCATCAGCGTTTCGGTCTATGATGAATGGGGGCCGGGCATGAGCCGTCCTAAAGCAATCAAAGAAGCAGCCAAAACTGGCGGTCATTTGTTCAGCGTTCCAATTGCTGGGACTGTAGGCTATGGTGCATTGCAAAACGTAGGAGATAAAGATGGCGAGAGCGGCAGTTAAGAAAGTTGCGCAAGCAGAAATCAGAGCGGCTAAGAAGTTTCTTGAGCGTCGTGGATTGACGCCTGAAGAAATATCTCCACGCAGATTCGCAATGGCGGCGAAAGAGCTTGATAAGGGTTTCTCAGATACTCTGAAAGTTTTGGCGCGTGAACTCTCAGCAGGGGAAGTCTAATGGCTGATGCAATCCGTCCTGATGGGCAGCTAAACATACCGACGAAAGCAGCGGCTGAAGAGCTAGAGAAATCTGGTGCAGTCGATTACGAGGATTATCTGTTTGCCCAGAAGTTCGGAATGCCACGCGCACAATACATTGCAGAGCAAGGCACATTTGACAAAAGCATGACTCCAACGCGAGATCGTGTGTCTTTATTTGCACAAGAGATGGGCATGTCACCAGACATGGCTGGTCGTGTGTTTGGTGGTGCGGATCAAGGTTTCATGGATATGGGCCTGATCGACATCCCATTCGTAGGTGGCGCTCTGGATGCATACGACGCTTACAATCGACTAGAAACCAAGAAAGAAGAAGATCGCTTCTCTGACAGCCAAGAGCGCCTGATCCAAGCAATGCCATTTGCAGTCAAAGTGGCGTCGATCTTATTGCCGGGCGATAATGACATCAAAGACTACTACGACGGCAAGAAGATGGATCTGGTTACCCTCTTCAGTGGGCCACTAGGCTTTCTTGGGGTCAGTAGTACAACAGGTAAGTTTCTCTCCAACCTATCGCGGAAGGTAGCAGATGCGCCAATCATGGGTAAAACCATGAATAAAATGCTACCTAAACTTGGCGGTTTACCTGACGAAGTACCGTATCACATGATGCCAGAATACAAGGCAGCATATCCAGATGCGGCGATCAAAGGAGATAAATATGCCAACATATTTGATGCGGCTAATCGCAAGTTTAAAGGCGAAGTTTACGATGAATAGAGCAAGTTTCCCATCCCTAATGTCGAAAGGATCTACAATGATGTACGGCAAAAAGAAAACTGCAAAAAAACCTATGAAAACCAAGAAAAAAGCTGTAACTAAGAAGAAGCCCATGTCGGGCAAAAAGAAAGGATACTAATGTCAAAAGAAGAAAACGTAGTGACTGTTAACGTGACTGGTGTCTCTTCGAAAGGTCAAGGAGGCATCAATTATGACAACAAGCGATCTGCTCCAGCAGATCAGAAAGAATCTGGAGAAAAGACGGCTAGAGATAGCTGAAGGTATGGTTGATGGCCGTATGGCCGATTTCAACGCATACCAAAAAAACGTAGGGATCGCAGAAGGCTTAATGCAAGCGTCTGAGATTATCCGCGAAACCCTAAAAACTCTAAATGAAGAGGATGTATAGCATGTCTCATCAGCATGACAGAATATTTACAGATGAAGAAACCAATGCGACCATTGGATCTCATCAAATACCAATCCCCCTAAATTGGAAAGTCTTAATACAGCCTAATCAGGCGAAGACTCAAACATCTGGGGGCATTCTATTACCAGAAACCTCAAAAGATAACGAAGAGTACCTAACAGCGCATGGCACAATCTGCGCTATGGGTGAGCTTGCGTATCGTGACAGGGATACAGGAAATAAATGGCGATCAGAGGTATTGCCAAAGGTCGGAGATCGCGTGACCTATGGTAAATACGCTGGTCAAAAGATTGTCGTCAAAGGTGTCAAGTTTCTTCTTCTTAATGATGATGAAATCACATCTATCTTACCTGATGGCGTCGAAGTTACCGCATATGTAGGATAGAATTATGGCACAAAAAGAAATTCTAGATGAAATAGAAGCCGAAATCAAAAAGGCTAGAGGTGAACCTGAAGATTTCGAAATCGAAATCACAGATGATCCAGTTAAAGAAGCAAGAGAAGAAGCAAAAGACGTAGCAGCAGAGAGCAATGCTCAAGATCAAGACGAAGACGACTATGGGCCAAAAGTCCAAAAGCGTATTCAAAAGCTTGTGCAGCAACGTCGTGATGCTGAAGTCCAAGCGCGTCAGATCCAAGAGCAAAACGCACAGCTACAGCAGCGTCTTGATCGCTTGGAGCGTGGATCTCAAAAGTCAGCAGAGGAAGCCTTCCATCAGCGCTATGCCCAGACACGTCAAGCCTTAACAAAGGCTGTCGAAGAGGGTGACACTGAAGCACAGGTCAGCTTCCAAGAGCAATTGGCTGACATGAGAGCGGCTATGCGTATTGCTGAAATGCAACGTCAGCAAAGCCAGCAACGTGCGGCAGCGTCACCAACAGTTGGCCGCGCACAGCAAGCGGCACAAAACCCAGCACCACCGAAAGCTATGCAATGGTGGCAAGCAAATAACTGGTTCAATGCCCCCGGCTTTGAGCGAGAAACGGCTGCTGCTCGTTCAATTGATGTCCAACTTGACCTAGAAGGTTTCGACAAAAATTCGGACGAATATTACCAAACACTTAACAGTCGTTTACAAAAAATGTTTCCTGAGTTATCTTCAGGGGCAAGTCCTAGTAAGGCAAGAACAAAAAGTAGATCACCAGTCGCCCCCACTACAGGCGGTTCTTCCAGCTACAAGGGCAATAGAGTGCGGATGACGCAAGAGCAACTTAGGATGGCGAGAGAACTTGGCATCAATGATGAAAAGAGTCTTAAAAAATATGAGGCCGAAATTCGGCGTCAGCAAAGGAGCCAGTAATGTCTGAGAAAAGAAATGTTCGTGCAAACCAAACTCGCAATTCCATCCGTGACGAGGAAGCTCGTCGTGAAACGGCTTGGAAACCACCAGCACTTTTGGACGCGCCAGAAGCTCGTCCCGGTTATGTCCAAAGGTGGGTAGCTACCTCGATTCAGGGTAAAGACACCCCAGATAACGTGTATAAACGTATGCGCGAAGGCTGGGAACCACGCGCCGCTGATACTGTGAAAAGTAGATTGTTTCCGACTATTAATCATGGCCAGTGGGAAGGTTGCATCGGCATCGAAGGAATGCTTCTTTGTGAGATGCCTGAAGAACGTCATAAAGCAATGAAAAACTATTATTCAGGTAAGAACGCAGAGCAGAACGAATCCGTTGTCGGGGAACTTGAAGCGTTGGGACGGCGTAGTGGGCAACCAATCTACCAAGAGCGGAAGTCCGAAACGAGTCGTGGCAGATCCTTATCTGCTGCTAGTGATTAAATAACGCTAAAAGGAGCGAATAAATGGCTAATGTAGATGCAGCCTTTGGCTTTGTGCCAGTTCGTCACATGAGCGGTTATGCGCCTCGTACAAACAAATACACCATTACCTCTGGTCTGGCTGAAAATATCTTCTCTGGAGATATGGTCATCCTAGCTGCTGACGGTACACTTCAGCCAGCGGGTGCGACTGAGGTAAACCAAATTGGTGTGTTTGCAGGGGTTTCATACACCGCAAGTGACGGTTCATATGTTTATAGCGAGTATTGGCCGTCAGGCACTACTGCTACAGACATCGTAGCTTATGTGTACGACGATCCGTACATTGTATTCAAAGTTCAGTCTGCGGGATCACCAGCCCAGACAAATATCGGCAACTGTGCTGATATCGTCGCTGGTGCTGGTTCAACAACGACTGGTCAATCTGGCTTTGAGATTTCAGGAACTATGGCAGCGACAGCAGCACAATGTAAAATCATTGCGTTGTATGATGCACCCGAAAATGCTTTCGGTGCAAATGCAGTCATGGAAGTGCTTGTAAATGAGCATCTCCTGAAAGACAGTGCTGGTATTTAAGGAGGGTATGAACAATGGCAATGAATAGAGCATCCTTTGCTAAAATGCTTGAGCCGGGTCTGAATACTCTTTTTGGACTCGAATACGACAGCTATCCAGCCGAATACGAAGCAGTATTCTCTTCAAACACTTCTCAGAAGGCATTTGAAGAAGACGTGCTTCTTTCCGGGTTTGGAAATGCTCCAACAAAAGGTGAAGGCGCGGCGATCAGCTATGATGCGGCTTCTCAACAGTGGACTGCGCGTTACCAGCACGAAACAATTGCTTTGGCTTTCTCAATCACTGAAGAAGCTGAAGAAGACGGTCAGTATGGCTCAATTGCTTCACGCTACACAAAAGCGCTTGCACGTTCTATGGCCTCTACTAAAGAGATCAAAGCTGCAAACGTCTTGAACAACGCGACAAGCACAAACGGTGGTGACGGTGTACCGCTACTAAGCACATCTCACCCAACGCAGAACGGCAACCAGTCAAACACACTTTCGACTGCTGCTGACCTTTCCGAAACATCACTAGAAGCTATTCTTATCCAAATCGCGGATATGAAAGATGACCGTGGTCTTCGGATTGCTGCACAAGGTCAGATGTTGGTTATCCCAACAGCTTACACCTTCGTTGCAGAACGTCTGCTAGAGTCACAGTTGCGCGTCGGTACTGCTGACAACGACATCAACGCTAT